TGTCCACTCTGGGTCATCTAATAGAAGCTTTGCTTGTTCATATAGCTCATATGGATCTTCTTTTACGTAGTCACCATGAATACGTGCAATGGTTGCTTTAGTCTGATATTTAGCAGGTGTCCCTTTCTCTGGGTCTGCTGCTTTTAATTCTTTCTTTCTGGCAATATCTAAAGCCATTTTAGGATCAGATTTAAATTCAATATTCTTTAAACGTATAGCTTGTCCGTACCCAATGACACCGCCTTTATCAACGTTTCCGTCATGTATTGAAACAATCCATTTGTCGTATTCATTATAGGCAGGAATATCTAGCCTTGAGCCTACACGTTGCCCTTCTTTTAAATCAAAACCTTTTACACCAAGAATACCGTACTTCCTAGCTTTTGTTCCCATACCACCTACTGTATCAGTAATAGTTGGCATATCTGGAAAATTATCTAGTGTAAAAAGTGTAGGATCACCAAGTTTAGAATTAATAAGAGTTTGTAATTCTTTCCTGGTTATATCACCTTGATAAAAATCTTCAGCATCTTGTTTAGCAGGATTTTCAAAACGTTGACCTTTACCACCGTTTTCTTTTCGCCACTCTTTTAGAAGTTCGTCACTTTCAATAAGCTTTTCTGCTTGTGCTAAGTCTTCAGCATAATTGGCAGGACGTACATCATCCATCACCTCAGTTATTTCACTACCAAAGTGAATTGATACTCTATTGTTGTTTGTAGATTCGTAAATCTCGACAGGGTGATCACCTACTTTAGGTTCTGTAGTGAATGATACCTCAGTATTAGGTACTGGATCTCCTGCTTTATTAGGGCCGTAGTCTTTTGCAAAAGTAAGATGAGCTTTACCTTTCTGCCCTTCAATAGGAACAAATTGATAAAGACCAGGTTCACCTTTTTGAAATAATAATCCAAACCTTTCCATGTCATCATAAGACATGTAGATTGTTTTACCACTGGTAGGTTGTGTGACTACTTCACCACCTACTTCGTCTGGTGCTCTTTCTCTTGTAGTCCTAGAACCTTCTTCAACTTTGTAAGTTGATCCTCTTCCTGTTTTAAATCTTTTAACACCTTGGCGAACCATATTCTTTGCAACACCACCAAGACCAGGGATTAGTCCTACTGCTTCACCTGCAACAAGTAAACCAACTTTACTCCAACTAGGGTCTTCTTTTTTTAACTCTTCCTGTATTTCTTCTACAGTCATAGCCGTACCAATTCCTGGCAAAGCTCCTAATACGTTTTCTACTACTTGCTCAGTTCCTTCTTTAGACCTTTCTAAATAAGCCTGACTGGGTTTACGTCTACGTCTACCTTCTGCATCTGTATTAAATGCCTCTTTAGTTTGTACAGATAAGCCACCTTCGTCAAATCCTTGAAGTCTGGTTGTCATTGGTCTTCTAGATGGAGACATTGGCCCCTCACCTAAAGAAAAAATATCAACACCCTCTCCCTCTTTCTTTAGGAAAGCATTGAAGTCTGCATTATCTCTAGCTAGTTCTTTAGTAAACTCATAATCAATATCATCATAAGTAATTCTACGAGTAGCTAGAATGGTATCTTTTGGGTATTCTCTGATGTTTACTGCATCACCTTGGTTACCACCTAAAACAGAGATGTAGGGGAAGTCAGGGTTTTTATTGCTTTCTTCTCTGTCACCTACATAAAAGGTTACATGGTCACCCCTACCATCACCGTCAAAGTCAAAGACAATAAGATCACCTTCTGTAAGGTTATCCATATCTACAGGTGATCCGTAGTTTCTGTACTTATCTGCTCTAACCCTATCATATCTGTCTTTTGATCTAAGAGGATCTGCACCTAGATCACTCAGAACTTGACTGACAAAGGTAGCACACCAAGCTACTTCAGTAGGATTCCAGTCTGGGTCAGCACCAAGAGCATTCTTAAACATACCCCTGATTGCTTTATTACCTTCAGGATTATACTCAGCAATACCACTTAAATACTTTGTTTTATCTTTAGATATCTTTTTAGCTATTAAGTATCCTGCATCAATAGCAGCATCTATAGGACTTTGTTTAGGTTTTGGTGGTGGATTCTTTAAATAATCTTCTACTTCTTCTAGTAACTCGTCAGACAAACCTATATCTCTTTTTATAACTCCAGCAAACTGCTGAGTCTTATTAAGATCCATTTCTGGTTCGTAAGATGGTGGTGGAGTTTCCTGCTGCCCTTCAAGTGAAGGAGGTAGTAGTCCTGTAAGATTAACCATTAACTTCGTCCCTAAGTCTTTTTAATCTACGAAGACAAGCTACATGTCCTTGTAGTCTATAGAAGTCTTCTGGTGATACTGTTTGTTCCATCTGGACATGAACACGTTCAATTTTGTCGTCCATCTCTTCTAGAAAAGCATCCCAGATATCTTTGTTGTTTACGAGTAGTTTAAGGCTCATCCTTGTCCTTGTCCTGTATTACCTGAGAACCCTGGTTCACCTGGAGTAGGAGCACTACCTGTACCTATCTGACCGCCACCTGAACCTTGTGTGTCTTGTGCCTGTGCACCTGCTGGTACTGCACCTTGTGGTGCTTGTCCCTGTTGGTTAGGCTGTTGTGGTTGTTGGGGTGGTGGATTAGCTTCTTGGAACTTCTTGAGGATCTCAGCTTGGATTGCTGCATCAGTCATTGAGTTTGCTACTTTATCAGGATCAAGATCCATAGAGTTTGCAATCTCTCTGATAATATAATCCATTTTAGCAAATGGTGCAAGTGCTGGATTCTGTACGACACCCAAGAATTGCATCAGACGTTGGCTACGTACTTCGTTAGCCATTAACGAGTTTGTACCTTCTGCTTTAACTTCTAGGTCACCCTTAATCTCAGGATCAAAGTCAAACTGCATGTTGAAGCTGAAAAATGCTTTAGCTAGTGGACCAAGCAAGTAATCATCAATATTCTTAACTACTGTACGGATAGAGCCGTTGGCAGCAGACATAAGCATAGAAATACCAGAGGCAGTACGGCCCACTCCCGATACGCCTGTTTGACCATGAGCAAAGGAAGGGAAGCCAGTTGATTCATCTGCTAATACTCTCGCCTTGTCGAACATCTGCATGTTCTCGTTTGATACGTTGGGGAACTTGGTGCCAAAGATGGCCTGTCCAGGTGCTCCCCCCATTCTGCGTAGGACTTTGCCAGGGTAGATAGAAAGGTCTTGACCTGGAGCTAGGTTTGTTTCATCCACTTCAATAAGTAGATTACCCGAAAGTGCAGCATTATCTACACTCATACGCATAAAACCATTCATAAGGGTTTGTGTATCATCCATATTCTCCGCAATACCTACCCCAAAGAATGAGTAAGGGTTTACTTCATACGGTACTGCATAGTACGGAAGTATAGCAGGAGTAAACGGATTCATTACAAGACGTATTACTTGACCATTACAAATCCAGATATTTACTGAGAGTTGATCTTTGTCTTTCAACTCTTTTGGAATGTCTACGTCATGATCTTCTAGAATGTCTGTATCTACATACCCCCAGAACTCAAGGACGTTATAACGTTCTGCTCTAGTCTCTTGGTCTGCATCTTCCATGACTTGTTCCCACCACTCTTTAGTGTAGGACTCTCCAAGTTCGATTGCAGTATCAATAGCATTAGCTCTGAAGAATGGTCTATTCTTTAATGCTCTCATCTGAGAACGAGACATCTTATGACGTTCTACAACGTACTCTGCTTCATCCATGTTGTTAGCATCTGGATCAGGATAAAAGTTCCAGATAGAAACAGAAGCAGTCTGTGGGATAGTTTTGTACATAGGAGAGTAGTTACCCTCCTCATCCCAGTTAGGGTACTCTTTGTCTAAAGCAAATGGTCCCTTCATAATACCTGTACCAAAGAGAGCAGTCTCAAAGGCTGTGTTACGAAGTTGCTTACTTGCGTTAGATTCATCTAGCTGATCATGGATTTTCTTTTCCATTTTCTTAGCAGCTACAAGAGCAGGATGGAAAGTAGGTTGAGTAGGTGTAGTACCTTCACCCTCTTTCAACTGATCCATCACAGGCTCTAACTTTGATCTCATACCACCTAGACGTTCACGTAAATCAATTATTGTTTCACCTGGTCTAAGCTTTGAGTCTTCTTGACCTACTTCAGGTTGCTCCGTAGCTTTTTTGATCTGGGGGTTTGTCTCAAAGTGTACAGCCTCTGCGATACCATCAGGCAGTGTAGTAGGATTAATAGAGATAGGAAACTTGTGAGAACCAAACAGAACGTCTACAATCTGACCATAAGCAGCCAGAACTTTAGTCTTAGTTACTTTTACAAAGACACGAGACTTTTCTGTTGAAGTAAACTGTACGTCTGGTCCGTATATACCTCTGTAGTTCTGGTATGCTTTTATCCAACGTTGTTCGTCTGTGTATCTAGCTTTTTCAGCTTTACTATAACGATCCTCAACGAAACCCACAATGGTCCCTACAGTAGGATCATCAAACGTTTCAGAGTCTTTTGTATCTTCTATGTAGGAGGAACCTGCCTCATCCATAGACAATTCGTCTGATTCAAAAATGTCATCTTCTTCCATAGGTATTCCTTAATAACCAAATGTTGGGTCTGATGCCTGAAAGCCACTTCTCTGTGAGGAGGGATCAAAATCAAATATGTTGCTACGAGGTCTTGTCATAACACCATATCTTAAAGCATCATAGAGGTGATCCTCTGAGTTAGTATCTACATCCTCAGGGTTTCTTTTGTCTAGAGGAATAGAGGGAAGCTGAGATATAAGATGAGTGCAATTAGAAAATATGACAAGTCTTGGTTCCTCCGTAAACTCATCTGTTTGTAATCTTCTATGTATTTCGTTTTTACCTGCTACACGAGATCCTTTTGATCTGTCTGCAGGTCTCCAACGACAACCTCTCATAATCATCTGTTCAGCAAGACTAGGGCCAGTATCACCACGATTATGCCAAAGAGAAGAGTCAAGAACTCCATACCTAATCTTCTCCTCTTGTTCAATGTCCAGGATCATGTCAGCCAGATCTGTAGCTATTATCTTAGAAACATAAAGCTCTCTGTATACTATTAGCTGTTCAGACCCTGGAACAACTGCAAACCAGACTACACCAGTGTAAGAGCCATAGCCGTAATCACAAGCTCTGAAACGAACCCAGTTACTTGGTATGTCGTATGGATCAACAACGTGGATACGTCTGTTAAACTCTGGGAAAGCTGCTCCTTCGTTAATGTCCCAGTCACCTTCAAGCAACTGTCTTCGTTGATGCTCAGGCAGAGATAAAAGGTTGGCTTCATACATTCCATCTTCTGCTAGGTAGGGATTATCAAAAAGGGTAGCAGGAATAAACTTACGTTTAAAAAGAGGTTCATCCTCTCTACTATGACCTTTAGGCCATCTAATTACTTCACCGTGTTCATCTGTAGCCCAGAAAGGTTTATTAGGAGGGCTTGGGTCTAGGAAGTATTTACGAACCCATTGGTGACCTGGACCTCCTGGGTTGGAGGTAGCTCTCATATACAACGGTAAGCCTGAGGCTTTTGTTGAACGAAGACGTGACCTCATGTAGTTCCAAGCGTATGGTGTAGGCCACTGTGTAAGTTCGTCAAACCCAATCCAGTTAAAGGCTTGACCTTGGTATCTCATAACATCATCGTCCCTGTCAAGATAAGACATCCAGAGTGTTGCACCGTTAGGTGCTACCCAAGTCTTGTCCCTCTCCATGAAACGTATGCCTGGAATTGCTTGAGGATAAAGCTGCTTGCTTACAGATATAAGCTCTCTAAGCTCTTCTGTAGACCTACGAACAAGTAGCATTCGTGCATGTGGGTTTGCAAAGTACCTAACTGGGTCTGCAACCAACGAATAGCTTTTTCCACCACCTGCTGCCCCTCCATATAGGACTTCTTGTTCTGTTGCCGCTAGGAACCTAGTTTGTGGTCCTGGGTTTGGTTCGAAGATCACCTTTTGTTTGACCACAGAAGGGGCAACACTCTCCATCTCTGAGTTCAATGTACTCATCATCTGTGGCGAGGGTTCTGGTGTGCTTACCACCAAGTCTTTCTTCTTCGATCTTCTGGCTCTTCCTTGCCGCTTCTTTATACTTTTTGGCATACTGGCGGTAGTTGCTGGAAGCTCTTCGCCTTTTTTCTTCCATTCTGACACGTTTATATAACCCTACATGTGAGATGTTTCTACCAGACTGATCAGACAACCACCTAGCTACTTGTCTAACACTATAGTCTTGAAGAAACTTCTTTGCTTTTTCTAAAAGTTCTAGTTCTTCAGGGATGGGAATCAGAAGCATTTCGTCTTCTTCATCCTGTTTGTAACCAAATGGTACGTGTCTTCCTACTCTAATAACAGGATACCACTCTCCGTTTTCCCCTTGCAATGGTATCTGCCAGTCTACTTTAGTTGGGTGTGAAGCTTCTGATGCTCTTTTACTCATCTTCTTTTGCTGGTAGAATAAATAAAGGCTCAGAGGCTTTTACTTCTACCTTATCTGTTTTTGTAAATCCTGCACGATCTAGAATGTCTTTAGCTGCTAACATCTTTTCTTTTACACCTAGATCTGTGGGATCTGCCATAACAGAGAACATAGTATAAGCAGCTTTGGTAGACGATTGTGCTATGAACTTCTTTGTAAGGTCTGCAATCTCGTCTGTCAAGGCATTAACAATACCTGATGTAGAAACACCTTCAGCATACCCTGCAAGTTTTTTAGCAGCTACAGGGTCTCCTTTAGCCTCATCAAAAAGGACATCAAGGAACTTTTGCTGTTTTTCTGTTAAGTTTCTAGTCATTGTCGTGTCACCATATATAATACAAAAGCCATAATAACAACACCTACAACAAATAATATACCACCAAGTGTCCAAGTAATGATAGCTTCTTGTAGTTCTGCTTTACGGTACTCTTGTTCTTTCTTTTGTTTACGAATCTTTGCCTCGATTGCCACTAGCTCGTCCCAAGCCGATGGCCCCATCGTCCACGAAATATAGTCCTTGAGTTCTTTTCTCATGGACTCTGCTTTCTTCTTCGCAGCAAAAACTTCCATCGCCTCTGCTTCTACAGAGCCTCCAATGGATTTCCACCAAGGAGGATTCTTAACTTGTTTTTCAGCTTGGCCTAGATCTGCCATATGTCCTGCCCACTTTGTTAGTTGACTGGACATATCTTGCAGATCCTTGCCTATAGCAAACCCTTTCTTAAGGGCGTTGAAGGCGACAGTAGCCCCACCAATAATTGTAACTGGGTCCATTCGCCTCCTCCCAAAGACTCATTAGACTTTATTTGTTGTTGTTGACTACAAACTCGTATAATGTTTCTGCTTGCTTCTTAACTTCTTCAGGTGTGTACATCGTAGGAATGTATTTCTTCCAAGCATCTAAAGCTAATTCAGCATTGTCTTTGTACTGCTCCATAGCTGCGTAGGCTAATTGAAGCTGTGTGTCATATGCTTTGTCTAACATCTCTTTTGACATTGCCAAAAGGTCTGTCCGTATTTGGTAAGGATTTGAAGTGTATTTTTCCATGTGTGTGTTTCCTTGTGTGTTTAGAGTTCGTTACCACGAACTATTCTTTTAATGTCACCACGACCAATACCTAGATCGTTAAGTTCTCTGTCTGACATTCTCCAGAGGTGCATCTCAGCAATACGAGCATTTGCTTGGGCTTGTCTTGCTTCAATCATTTTATTTAGTAATCTTTTAAACATTTTCTACTCCTATGTGTTTAACCCTTCATGGGCAGGAGTAGTTATATGTTATTAGTTATACTATACTATTGATAAAAATGCAACCCCGTTACCCTACAGGA